CGTTGGCAATACGCTTACCTAATTTACTATCAATTGGTACATGGAAGGCCGTAATGTTGGGTCGGAAATCATACGTATTGGTTTTCTTATTAACTTGTGGCATTTGTCCAGGATGAAACAAGATACCGCCTTCTATGAAGCCTTGCTTCGGGCTAACTTGTTCGAATAAATGCCAAAGATTTGCAAACTCTGTTGCGAAAGCCATACGAGATGCGTCACCCGTATTTGCGCCTGTGCCCATGACAAAATTGTATATGTCTTTAGGATTATCTGGAAGTGTCTTAACTCCTGAACTAGTAGTCATCTTCCCGGACTTTACATATTGCCAAGCATTCTTAGGGATCATTCTAAATACGCCTTTGTCATCTCTACCCCAATAAACAACAGGCATACCGTCCCACTTTAATTCTATACTATCATAATTGTCAGCCATGTGACGCATACGCTCAACGGCATGCATAGCACCATGACTACCATTGGCTACTACTAGGTCTTCAATATGTTGATACTTTCTACCAACTTGACCGGTTGCTTCTAGTAGTGTTTGAATCTTCATTTCAACATTTCCAATGTGTTCTTAAACCATTCATTGACACCAGGTGTGGCAGCTTGCCAGCTTGCACCTGCTCGTGCCATATTCATAATTTCTTCTTTGCGTTTAGGATCAGTAATCTTCGCCATAATAGATTCTACTGAACCTAAATCACTTCCTGTTGCTCCCTTACCTAGTAAGTATTGTGCAATCATATCCCAATCATCACTTAACAATTCTGCTTTCTTACCACTAGCATCACGCTTATATAATCCTTCATCAGGACTCCATAACATACCTTGACTACTTGCTAATGCATTCATAACTAATTGCTTGTTAACACCCTTGTATGGTGAACCTTGTGGAATATCATGTCTGTGAAACTGTGCAACTTTGGCTGCGTTAGGTACAACTTTCAAATCAACTTGATAGAACTTGTCACCTAATGGCATTCTAGTATGAACTGTTACGCCTGCTTGCTTTGTCTCTAATCCTTGTTTTTGTAGATAGTCATTCAATGCTTTACGAGTTGTTTTCGCATCCGGTGTTTGAAATACATGTTGTAATACTGCTAAATCTAACATAGCATCTAAGTCATTACTTGGAACTACATTACCATCTTTATCAAATCGTGGCTTCCAGCAACTACCAACTGTGTTTACTCTTGCACCTAATTGGTCGATATATTTTTGTGTTGCGGCAGTTAATGGTTTACCAACTTCTCTTGGATCAAAGTTAGTTACTACATCGGGCCAAATGTTGCCACCTTCGACTAGAAAATACATTAATATGTTACCTTAATATTTTGAATTACACCAGAAGTGAATGGATCGATTCTACAACGGATCCAAACATAATTACCTTCGATATTTGTAAAACTGTTTTGAGTTAATGTTCCGCCTGTGGCTAAAGTATATACTACAAACCAATCATTATTACTTGTTGGATTATCAGCTAAACTAGCTTCAATATACATTGTAGCTTGGACAGTAGTAAAACTCCATGTAACAGTTTGCATGGTTTTACCAGCACGGTAATAAGAGGCTGCTTTTTGAGCAGTACCCGTTACTCCTGTACCCGGGGCTGTTGTTTGTGGCAACAATTGAAGTGTGGTTGCTTGTGCCATTATGCTCGTACCACTTCTACAACAACGGCGTCACCAACTAACTCTTGTGCAACTTGTTCTAGGGCAGCTTGAACATCTGGACCTACAAGTCCACCATTATCGGTGTCTGAATCTTTAACGATTTTACTGAATTTGACTACTAAAACGTCTTCTACAATCTTTGCCATGAAAATACTCCATTAATAGAGTATTTATCACGGTTAGACTTTATCGGCTCGCTTTTGTAATTTGTACTTTTTACCCAAGTATTCCCCATACATCAAATGTAGATAACTTAAGTAACTTTCATCATCATAGTCAATAAAGTAGCTGGAACTAAGATAATTACTCCACCAATATCCGCGCATTTTAGGATTTTCTCTGGCCCAAGATTTGAAAGCAGGACTAGGTTTCAGTTGTTTGTTATTACTTAAAATAGCATTGACTCCTTCACGGAAATCTTCCGGAATTCGTTTACTTTTAAAGTAAATGCGAAACTTATTCTTAGGTTCTCTAACAAAAGTCTTTACACCCACATACCCTGAAGTTTCTACTTGTGTATAGTCAACATAAGCATTAGGTAAATTATCAAAGTTATCATGTAAGAATTGTAAGTCATTATGAAAGACAGCCATAGTGTTGCCTTCCATACGGATAGTAACTTGCTTGTTCTTTCGATTATCTGACCTGAACTGTAGGACTTTTTTAATACAGGGTAAATTTTTAATAATGATGCCTTTATCACCATCAGATAATCTACCCCACAATTTATTAGAATGTAGTCGTTCTTCAAATTCGTCCGGTTCCCAATAGTAACCTCTACGCAACCCTTCAATAGTTATTCTAGTACGGTATGTATACTTGCTATAATATTGTTGGTCACGGTAATCAATTAAAGTGATACCCGGAACATTATTCGCTGACTTTAATAATCCCATCTTCGCCTACTTCTGCTGTTAATTTCTTTTGAACATCGAATGTAATTTCATTATCAACACCGATATGAGCATTGATTGTAGCATTTTTAATGCGTTCAAACAATATCTTCTTAGATAGAGGTACCCTAATCATTTCGTCAATCTTGCGACTTAATGGTCTAGCACCCATCTTCTTATCATATCCCTTTTCAGCAAGATATTCAACTACTGGTTCAGATAATGTCAATGTAATATCATGTGCATCCTTCAAAGATTTCTTCAAATCTTCTGTGAACTTTACCACAATCTTCTTAATAGCCAAAGTATCTAGTTTGTCGAACTTACAAATCAAATCAATACGGTTTCTGAATTCTGGCTTAAAGAATTCTTTCAACGCTTTGTCATCTTCACCGGTCCGTTCTGTAGATCCGAAGCCAATCATAGACTTTTCACTATCAGCACTTCCCAAGTTACTGGTCATAATAACAATAGTATTCTTAGCATTAACTACTTTACCATTTGATCCTGTAATTTTACCATCATCAAGTAACTGTAGGAAAATATTAAAGATATCTGGGTGAGCTTTTTCAACTTCATCAAACAATAAAATTGAATGAGGATTCTTACTCAAGTCATTAATAAGTCTACCGCCACCTAAGTTGCCTTCACCGAAACCAACATATCCGGGAGGGGCTCCCAACAATGAACTTACTGAGAACTTTTCTCCGTATTCGCTCATGTCATACTTGATTAATGGCATATCTAAATTCTTAGATAACAGTCTAGCCAACTCAGTTTTACCTGTACCAGTTGGGCCTAAGAATAAGAAACTTGCAAGAGGTTTATTTTCGTTACCGATACCTGCAAAAGATACATAGATACGGTCAAGAACTTTACTCAAAGTTTCTTCTTGTCCATACAACTTGTCTTTGATATTAGATTCTAAGTTTTGAATACGGTCGGTATTTTCATCTTGCAATCTATCTGCTGGAACACCTGCAATACGCTCAACTTGTTCGTAAACTAGTTCTTTAGTAATTGTTGCTCCTGCATTATTTGATACACGCTGTTTAGCACAAGCCGCATCTAACAAATCGATTGATTTATCTGGGTTTTTACGGTCATGAATATAGCGTGTTGCGCTTTCTACTGCCGCAACAATTGCTTCTTCTTTGATTTCAACATTATGGAATTCATTAAGTCGTTTACTCAAACCTGACAAGATTTTAATTGTAGAATCTTGTGTAGGCTCATCTACTGAAACTCTATAGAATCTACGCATCAACGCACGATCCTTCTCAAAACTTTCGTAGAATTCTTCCCATGTTGTACTTGCAATAACTTTCAATGTGCCCTTTGTGATAGCAGGCTTAATCATGTTAGCAAAGTCAATAGATCCGTTATTTGCAGATCCAGAACCTTTCATGGTATGTGCTTCATCAATAAAGAGAATAGCTTTCTTTTTAGTGTTAAGTGCATCCAATACTGCTTTGATTTTTTCTTCAAAGTCACCACGATACTTAGATCCGGCTAACAACGAACCGATTTCGAGACTATATAGTTCATGGTCTTTCAAGAATTCAGGGCAATTACCTTCATGTATTTGTTGTGCTAAACCTTCAACGATAGCAGTTTTACCTACACCCGGGTCTCCTACAAGCAACACATTACTTTTGAAACGCTTGGCTAGAACATTAACAATATCATCAACTTCTTTATGACGACCAATCATTGGTTCTAGTTTACCAGAACGGGCTAGTTCTGTTAGATTAATTGCATATTCTTCTAAGATTTCGTTAGCTTGATTTTCTGATAGTTTAGGTGAAGTATCTTGACCTTTATAATTTTTCTGCCAGAACTGTACGAATTCGCTTTTTGCGATACCATACTTCAATAAGAAATAATGTGCATGGCTACTTGATTCACTTGAAATGCTTAGATACAAATCGATAGTAGTAACCATTTTACGACCAGTAAACAATACTTGTGTTACTGAACGGTTAATAACTCTTTCTAAGCTGGCCGTCTTTTTAGGATGAATTTCTTCACCTGTATTTTCTTTAGTGATAGCCCGTTGACTATCTAGGTATAGACCTACTTCCTTAGTCATTAATTCAGTATCTACACCATAATTGTCCAAACACTTTTTAAAGGGAGCATGTGTTATTAAAGACAATAACAAATGTTCAACTGTGCAATACTGATGATTACGAGATTTAGCTAAAGCAATTGCTTGTTCAATGATTGCTTCGATTTCTGGTGATTGCATATTTTCCTTTATTTAAATTGATTGATTGCATCAATGATACGAGAGTCAATTTTATCAGGGATTACAGGATTAATCAAGATAAATTGGTCTCCGAACCCATAATTTGTAGGCATACCCTCATTAGCTATACGCAGTCTGCTTCCGGGTTGAGAGTTTGCTGGTACAGTTACATCTAGTGTTTTACCCGAAATAGTTTCAAACTTAATTGATGTGCCCACAATAAGATCCAAAATACTGATATCTACAACACTATGTAGATTTTGAGCTTGTCGTTCAAATTTACGATGCTGATGAACACGGAATTCAACTAAGAGTATAGTATCTTTGATTAGATTATCATACCGCATTGATTGCCCATTATCTACACCTCTAGGTATATTAATTTTAATAGTATGTGATCCAGAATGTGTTTGTAGTTGCAGAATTTGTTCATCACCTCTATATGCTTGTTCTAGTGTAACATGCAATGTGGTTCTGTAACTAGGTTGTTGTGGTCTAAATCCACCTTGTCGTTGCCCACCAAACATTTGTCCAAATATATCATGCATATCGAAACCATTTTGATGAAACTGGAAGCCACCTGGACCACCGAAGTCAAAGTGGAAAGCACCGCCACCAAATGGTCCTCCTTGCATTCCATTGAATGGATTTGGATTATCGTATTGTTGTTTCTTTTGTGGGTCGCTTAGTGTTTCGTAAGCTGTTTGAATTTTTTGGAACATAGCAGTATCACCACCCTTATCCGGGTGATGAATTGCTGCCAATCTTCTATATGCTTTTTTGATTTCATCGGGGTTGGCATTTCGGGCCACCCCTAGTGTGTTATAATGATCGGTCATAATATTAATTATAGCACAGTTTGTGTGCTAAGTCAATATTTATTTTGCCGCACCCTCAATTTTTTCTTTTGTACGACCGTATGCGGCGATACCTAGAACTGCACCCATTGCGATGTGGTATAGACCAGCACCTTGCAATGTTAATGGTTGCCACTGACTTGTAACATTGCCGTGTGTCAATGCTTGTAACAATGACCATAATACTGGGAAGATAACAAAGTCTGCTGTACAGGTCAACATGTACACCCAACCCATTACTGGACGCCATTTCTTGTTAATCCAATCTGTTGCGTCTTTATCTAATGCTACAGTAGATTCACCGCCTTCACTCATGGCTCCTCCACCACTCTTTAATAGTTCTGCTTGGTTTGGTTGTGCCATTGATCCTGCTCCTTGTACTGACGGACTTGTTCCGAAATTGCTCGGTGTTGTTGATGTTGTAGCTGATGCACCAAAGCCACCGGAACTCCCGAAGCCTCCTGTTGACGGTGCGCCAAATGCTGCTGACCCATTTGTTGATGTTGCATTTCCGAATCCTCCGAATGAACTTCCTTGTGGGAATGCCGATACTCCTGGATCAGCCGCTAATGTTTCGTGATGGTCATCATCAGTTGCGATTGGAGTTTCGCCTCCAGCTTTCTTTGCTAATAAAGTTGCCATTTTATAGTCCTGCCTTTGCAATAAAATCTTTTAATAATTGGTCTTGTTCTTTAAAAATCTTATGAGGTTCAATGCCTGCTCTTTCACGCATTTCATTCATTTCAGTTTCTTCATCTTTACGATATAAATGTGGACTTAAAATAATTACTGATTTTAATTTTTCTTCGTCTGGTCCATATTCAACATCATCTACAACGATTTTCCATTTATCTAAAGGTAAATCAGTTAATGTTTCTAAATCAGTAATCATTTCAATAATTTTACCGGGTACTGTTGTTCTTCTTTTTGTTTCTACGAATACTAAATATTTGCCCTTAGTGATTTCACCGTCACTTACTTGACTATCTAATACCCAATCATATCCACGCTCGAACCAATCAACTAAATCTTCACTAGCTTGTTGGCCCTTTACAATAAAATTTAATGTAATAATATCATCGTCACTGCCCATTTTAGCTGAATATTTGTCTACTTCAACAATAGGATCAACTTGATTAACTAAATCGTGGTAATCAAACCCTTCAGTAAGAATCTTAGACATTACATCATTCCTCCGGGCATTGGAGCTCCGCCTGGGGCTGGAGGCATTGCACCCATTCCCATATCAGGGGCCATTTCACCACTTGCTTGATTTTCTTCGGTATCAGTACCTTCTTGGTCTAGATCATCCTCATAAGCAGTATCTAATTCTGCTAAATCAATGTTTTGACCTGCCAAATCGATTGATCCTTCACGGATATCATTCATTAATTCTTTTGGCATTTCGATACAAACTAACCAAACTTCACGCTCAACCATTTTAGGATAATGAGTTCCGGGCTCGTAATCATCAGACGATTCAATTTTTACGGGAACTTTAATCTTTGTCTTTTTAAATTTAAGATTACATCCTACGCTTAGTAAACGCTTTGCCCCTCTTGGATTTGGCATTAATTTGCGTGGGTACATAAAAACGCAATCAACAGTATAGCGTTTAACATTAGGACCAGAAACTAATTCTCCTAGTTCCCAATTCTCATATGCATAAAGGTCTGCTTCATCAAGCACACGCTCAAAATCTAGTAATGTACTCATTGATCCGTCACTAGTATAGATACCCTTAATGGTGTCAATAATGCTTGGATAATCAATGTTTTTGAAAAATTCGTCTGAAGGATTGCTCATAGTCTAGTATTTATCATTCTTGCGATGATTGTGAGCAATTAAGAAAATTTGGGGTTAGCTTAATATTTATCGCAAAAGCGGGAGAAAAAAGTATGTTATTAATTGGATATCAAAGTACCTTAAATATTCTTGTGTTTTATGAGAACACGCTACTCGACAAAAGGAGTTTTATTTTGAGTAAAAGAAAGACTGGCGCATTGCGTCAACAAGAGCAAGATACAAGATACTCACACAGTAAAAAACATGACACACAGACATATTACACGAAAGAAAATAAAACAATCAATTTCGACCAAGCACGAATTAAACTGAATACTAAGCCTATTCAACTAGTGCCCAAGTCCGTCAATCAGGAAAAGTACATCCTCGCACTATTAAACGAACATACAGATATTGTCGTTGTTGGTGGTCCAGCAGGAACAGGAAAAACTTACTTAGCTATGCAAGCCGCTATCAAAGCATTGAAAGCAGGTGAAGTGGACCGTATTATCCTAACTAGACCAGCAGTTGGAGTTGAAGATGAAAAGCATGGATTCTTGCCAGGCGATATCAATCAAAAGATGGAACCATGGACTAGACCATTGCTTGATGTTTTAAGAGAGTATTATACTGCACGTGAAATCGCCCACATGCTAGAAGAACAGATAGTGGAAATTGCACCCCTAGCATTTTGTCGAGGTCGGAACTTTAAGCACAGCTACATTATACTTGATGAAGCACAAAACGCTACACCTGGTCAACTTAAAATGATTATGACTAGAATCGGAGTCGGAAGTAAGATTGTAATTACTGGCGACATTGAACAAGCCGATAGAAAAACAGCCGACAACGGGCTACTAGATTTACAAAATAGGTTGAGAAAGGGGGTGATTCCTGGATTGCAGTTATGCAACTTTGAACTGAAAGATGTTCAACGACACAGGATCATCGAACATGTCTTAAATCTATATCAATAAAAAAGGGGCTTATCGCCCCTTTTTCATTCTTGACTAGCTTCTTGTTCTAATCGTTCAATAATTGCCGGATAAATCTTCTGGTAATAAGCATATAACTTGTCCCAATCTTTCTCAATCGAGGCACTCTCAATTACTGCTTTCATCACTGCTTTATCTTTAAAATCCATAATGATATTACACATTTGGATATCGGTTGGCTTTACTTTCGTACTCACACCAACTTGCTCATCAATTTGTCCGTTACCTTTACGGACATAAGTTACTAATAAATATCTCATCGTTTTCCTTAACTTGTTAGCTCAATCAAAGTAGCCGCAAGACTAATCTCAGGAATGCCAACAAGACTTAAATTCGCTAAACCATTACGGATAACAATAATACTTGCATCACGCTTTTCGTTAGTATTACCCCATAAATCTAAGTTATTGTACATCCAAGCATAGATATCTTCCATTCTAGTTGGATACAAACTCAAAAACTGAAGTAACTGTTGTCTTCCTTCATTAATCTTACCTGCTTTAAATAAAGCGGCAGCTTCTACTAATAATTCTTCTTCACCATTACCTTGACTTACTGGTGGAAGAAGTTTACCACTACTACTATTTACTTGAACTTGATTCAAACATTTACGCAAATCAGGATAAGTACCTGATACATAATTGTCTAATATGTCTAAATCAAAATCAATATTCTCTGTAACTAAAACAGTAGCGACACGGGCAGTAAATTCAGTCTTGTCCGTCTTGCTAATGTGAAATTCATGGCATCGAGACTTCAACGCTGGAATAATTCTATGCTGATAATTACATGTTAGGATATATCTAACTGTCTGATGATACGCTTCCATATCATTACGCAATGCAGCCTGAGCATCACGGGATAGATAATCTGCTTCATCTAGTAAAACAACTTTGAATTTACCGAAGGGCATTGTTTCAACAAAGCCATTAATCTTTGTTCTTACATTCTCAACACTATTCTCACGACTAGCGTTGATTTCCATAACATCATATTCTTCAACACCTAACGCATTGATTAATACTTTTGCTAAAGTTGTTTTACCAGTACCCGGATCACCACTCAACAATAAGTGAGGGATAGAACCATCGGTAATCCAACCCTCTACTTGTTGTTTCTGTCGTTCATCAACAAATACATATTCATTGACTGATTGGGGACGATATTTCTCTACCCATAAAGCATTCTTCATTATTTTCTTTCACCAAATAGTTGCAACAATGACAAGAACAAGTTGATAAAGTCTAGGTACAATGTCAATGCACCATAAACCTCAGCATGTTCGTTAGTATTATCCATCAAATCTTCACGGATCTTTTGTGTATCATACGCAGTTAAACCCAAGAAGATAATGATAGCGATAGCACTAATAACCATTTGCATTACTGTGCTACCGATAAAGATGTTAATTATACTAGCAATGATGATAGCAATCAAGCCAACCATCATAAATTGTCCCATACTGTCTAGGTTTTTCTTAGTAAAGTAACCATAAAAGCTCATAGTAGCAAACAATACTGCCGCTCCCATAAACGCAGTAAAGATTGAACCCATACTGTATACAACAAAGATAGTTGCGAAACTTAAGCCCATTACTGCGGCAAACGCATTCAATACTAATACGCCGCCCATTCTACTAATGCCTGCATTAAACAATACTGGAACTAAAAATACAAATACTAATGGGGCAAATACTACTACCCATTTTGTGATACCAGTGAAAAAGAATTGAACTAGTTCTGGTGTTGTGCCTACAAAATAACTGACAAGCATACTAATTATCACAGCCAAACTCATGTGACCGTAAACACGACCCATAGCTTGGTTAATTTCTGATGCTGTTCTATATGATGGTGCTGAATCAAATAACATATCCATAATTTTCTCCTTAGCGTTTCAACGCTTCTAAAGTCATAATTTTAGCAAGTTCTGAACCCAAGTCAAGTTCACTGGGTATCAAATGCAATGCTTGGTCGCTTCTATCCGTTTTTTCATTGTAGAAAGTGTATTCTACGATATGCCCACCTGTAGCTGGATAGATTCTAAAGTTCATAGGTGATTGGTTAAGACTTATTCCTTCGTTGCCAGGCGCTGTAAGTCTAGCGGATCTTACACGGGCCTGTTTGGCTACAGTTGGAAATCCGATCGCATTAGCCTCATATTCTCTGTCCTCTTTTTCAAGAGTGTTCATACCATGTCTAATCCATTTAAAAAACCATTTCATATTATACCTTATCACTAAATGTTTCATCTTCCATGCGTTCGTCACTAACTAGAAGAATATCATTTGGGTCAACTCTACGCAATGTTTTGTCCCCATCTTCATCTGTCACATTGATACCTCTAGTCCAACGACCATGACTAACTAAAATCCATTGTCCTTCAGATAGTTCTCCATTATAGTTAGGACCTAACTTATAAATCTGACACCATCTTGGCTTAATTCCATCTGACTTTTTATCATCATTTGGAATAATAATTCCACCTCTTGTAATTCTTTCATCAAATCTCATATTGGTTACAATAATATGTTCATTGATAGGTGTAAATTTGTCTTTAGTTATTCTGTGTGGTTCAAATGCTAATTTCATAGTAATATTGTATATTATTGATATGTGTTAATCAATTATTTTGGTTCTTTTGTAAAGTCCACATCTTCATCTTCAAACATTTGCTCTTCCGGAGTCAATTCTGCTTTGTTGATTTGAGGTGTTTCTGGGCGCTCATTAACAGTTTTGCTGTAATTATTCTTGACCCGTTTTGTATTGTCTTTGATAATTTTGTTGTTGCTGTCAAGCACATCACCTCGTGCATTAACATTCATGTTGCCGACGGCACGAATTTTTTCATTTTTTGCGGTGAGTGCTGCCATATCGACGGGCACACCATGGGCTGTTCTATGTATAGCCATTATTTTCTCCTATTTTAAAAACTCGTCAATGGACAAGTCATAATGCAAACTATTTATTCTATGTATTCCTATTAAAAACAATACATAACTTGACACACTTGATCCTCGACCCACACCCCATACTATATTATGTTTTCTCATTGTGTCTACTAGATACTTACAATATCTTAACACTGGAAACATTTCTAATTCCTGATAGCGTATTAACTCTTCACCTACTCTTTGTAGTTCATGGTCTTCAATACATTGGTCTAGCACCCATTGTGCTATGTCCATGTTTTTATATTCGTCAGGGATATACCAATTATCTTGTGATATTTTATCAAATTCTTTTACCGATATGTTTAAATCAGTAAATTCAGATAGTTTGGGTAATTTTTCTAGTTCAAGTTGACTGTTGAATTTAATTAACTTATCCACAATAGCATTATTGATTATGATATCAGGGTTTTTGAGGTAGGCGTCACATAAATCATCTTCTGTAAGAATCTGTCTACCATAATTATCAATTTGCATACGCTATTTTAACAGTTTTATATACCTGTTGTCAATAGTCATTTATCCGTTTTTGAATCAAAACTAGCAAATACGATTTCGGCTCCTGAATCGGCATTCTCATCACTGGGCCATGCCAAATATAAATCGTTCCATTCTGCTTTATATTTGGTAATCTTCAATATCTTTTTGTTTTTAGATTTTTGAATATGGTTATTGATTTTAGTTGAAGAATCATTCCACCAACCACGATGTTTGAATGGACCTGTATCTTCTTCTAAACTGTGTAGACAGCTTACCCCATCACTCATACGACTACCGATTGAGATATCTGTGGGCACTAGTCTACCCTCTGCAATAGCATTTAACTTTACCAAAAGCATAATGCCAACTACTTGGTCGTAGGGCTGTTCTGGTAAAGTACATACCTTTAAATCAGCGTCAAGGTACTTATTGATAGCCTGATCTTCTTTTTCATATATAAAAATGCTGTGTTCTAAACAATCTTGTAGGAAGTATTTTACTCTTTCTAAAGCAATGTTTTGTTCTTGTATCGATTCTGATTCAACATTGAAAGTGATATCTACATCATACGAGTTCATGTAAAAATCACCATCGAAGTATACGCCGGCGTGGAAGTCGAAACTTCTATGAATTCTTGCTGTCATTTTTTTGTATCTTAATTTGGGATTGCAGATTTTGCTTTTTATAAATCTCATCCAATCTTTTATTGGCTTCTGCTTTATAAGATTCCAAAACCATATGTAATTGCTGGATCAATGCATGATTCTGTGTTCTATACACATAGTTTAAGTTACCAGTCAATTTGGTAATAGTACTTTGTATTTCTTCCAAAGTCTTATCTGATAAGTCGCCTATGAACGGATGTTGCATAAACTTATTTAGATACTAAACGACTAGTCAAAAATTAAGTAGGTACAGCCGAAATAGACATTCTGCCCCAAATTACTCTAGGACCAGTGATTGAACCTGCACCAGATACAAATCCTGTACTACCAGTAGTAGCATTAGAATAACTTACAGTAGTAGTAGTACATGCCGTAACTGTTCTAGTTCCATTATATCCAGTAGGAGTAACTGTTGCAACCGTAATTGTTGCACCGACTTTGAAGGGTGGTAATGGTTGGGCTGCAAAGGTTAATGTAGCGGTTGATCCTGTGCCAGAAACACCAGTAACAGCTAACTTAGCATTACCATATGAATTGGTACAAATATATGCATAAGAACCATCTACACAGATACTACCCTCAACATCACCGACTGATCCAACCGCTAATGGAGTTCTAGTAATTACTTTATTAACTGTACCAGTATTCATTGGTTCAACATCAATAGTTGTTCCGCAATCAATACTTGATATATTATATTGTAATTCTGTTTGTCCAATTGGAATACCCACTTTGTTAGTGATTGTAGTGCTAGTAACATTGGTTGTAGGGTTGTAATCAAATGCGACTCCGTTAGCGTAAGTACCTACAAAGTTTTCTAAATTGTAGATACCTGCTTTAGTTCCGGTTGTGATGACATTACTAGCATCATAGAATGAATCTGGGAATTGAATATATGCACTAGAATTAGCAATAGTCAAATATAATTGAACATTGCTTTTTGTTCCAGTAGGGCTCCATCCTGCAAATGAAACACTAGTATTTTGTGTGATTGTTCCATACTGAATATCACCCAAACTTACATCGACTACTAATGTTGCAGGAATACTGCTACCTAAATTATAAGTAGGAGATCTGAAACCACGAACAGCGGCGTTACTGATTAAAGTATTAGCCATGTCGTTGTCAAGTGCTGATCCACTTAGTGCAGATTTAACGACTACTTTATCTTGTAAATCGGTTAATTCATCGTAGGCAGCGTTTAGATTAGTTTTAATACTGTTAAAATTATCTCTAAAACCCTGGGTACTGTTATTAACTCCTGGGACAGGATAATTAGTGTTAATTCCGTTAGTGTTTATGTTACTCATATTGTGTTTCCGTTATATATTTATTGACATTATGTTGGTATAATTGTTTTTTGCGGGAACAATATACTAATATTATAATCGTCTAATGAATTTGGTGCAGGTGTTGCGCTTGGTAATTCGTTCCAAGATGGGATACTCAAATCTAAGTTCCAATCATATGTAGCACTTTTATCAATCAAATATCTATCTATTAAGAATTCAACACTATTCAAAGTGTTGCCCCAATTGTTTTCGATATTAGATTTGATAATAGCAGATTTGTTAGGTAATGTATAACATATTACCCAGCCCTGAACATATCCAGTAATATTACCATCAACTTGTTGACTTGTCATCCATCTTGGAAGCAAATCAATATCTGTATTTTGTCCAAGGATAGAAACTACTTCTTTACGCATATTAATTAGACTACCCGGACGAACTTCTGTTATAGTAGTGTTATTTGGTAAATTGATCGGCACAGGCCAATCAATTACTTCAGGTACACTTACACCTTGTGGTGTTATCAGATTATCAATAATTTCGCTATAGACAACCTCATATACTATATCACCATTTTTGTCTCTGGCTACAGCAGTTTTTATATTACCCAAAACAACTTGTCTAGTATAATGATTAGTTTGAATAGCGTTAATATATCCAGTCATTGTTGTAGGAGTTACTCCATACACATGTACAAATCTTACATCTGTGGCTTTTCCAAAGAAAGGATCATTGGGTCTATACAAATAACTAGTAGGGATAATACTAGTATCAGTTAACAAATCTGTTAATATTCTTCTATTCGCTACACTAGGACTTGCTTTGATATAGATATTTTCTAATGGTTTGGGGAATTTCTGATTTACTTTTAAAGTAAATTGTCTTTCCTTTTTCAATAATGGGAACTGACTAGCATAAGCAACAATCGTAAATTTAAATTCAGATTGTGCCCCTTCATTTAGTAATCTGCCCAATGGTTGAAAAGATATTCTTCCTGCTAACTCACCTGTCTCTAATAATTCCAATGTAGGTGGAAGTGATCCTTGTACTAATGAATATACTAATCCTCTAGATGATGTGGCGCTAATACTTAACTCGCTGATAGCTCCGTTATTAATAGTACCCAAGTCAGACCCAGTAACCCAAACGATATCATTTACTAATTGATTAGAAACAGTTAGACCAAATGTTATTGTCTCACTTACTACTGCAGGGTAATCTGTTTTGTAAACATTTACATTGAATATATAGCGGTTAATGCCAACTACTGCCATTGACAATGTTCCGGTAATCCATCCAGTAACTGTATCTCCTGATAATCCTGAAGGTAATCCAGAGAAAGAATAGCTAATGTTATTATCATCAAAGTCGTAGCCGATTACTTTAAAAGAAAAGTAATCATTTGCACTTGCTGTAGGTATTTCATTATCTGACCCTATATAATAATCGTAATATTCATCAGAGTCTGGTATAGGATTGAATCTAGGCTTACTGTTGAGTATAACAGGTATTCTAGTATTTGATCCATGATTTAATTGATGATTAGCTACAA